ATTGACCTTTTCTAAATCAGAGCCTTCGCCAATGCGATAAACATTTTTGGCTTTAAAATCGCCGAATGACGTTCGGCGAGCAAAGCGCTTGAATGTTGCCGGTTTTCGCTTATACGCGCTAAGCAGCTGCTTGCGTCCAAGATCCTCTAATATCAAGGGGAAATCGCTTGTTGAATGCATCGCTGTGTATGCAATTTTCTGCTTACTCCAGCCCCTCACATTTTCTCCACTATGGGCTATCATTTCTCTGGCCATCTCAACCAATGACATACCTCTAAACTCACCGCTTTCGCTAGTGTGGGCTTCTGTACCCGGATTACAGCGCACGCTTAACGCATGCGCCATGCTATTAGAAAGCGGCATAGAGCGGCCATTAACGGTTCGCACATGACCCGATGGCATGTCATCAACTTGACGCGCTTCTGCAATCGACAGCATTTCATGACTGCAAGCCTCAAAGCTATTCCCGCTCGCAATAAAATCATTGACTTTATTGCTATCAATGCCTAGTTGCGCCCCAGCTCGCTGAATATTGGTAATACGCTTACGCTCATCAGCAGCAATAGCCGCGGCATCAACTGCCGCCGAGAACGCAGGCGCCTCACTTTCATGAACCATATCGCTTCCACCGCTATCATCTAGATTTCTGATAGAGCCACTTTCTTTTTTTCTATCAGATGTTTTTTTACTTTTTGGGTCGTCGTCATTTTGGGTAGTGCTCATATCGCTGCGCTCCGATTGTCGTTCGATTTTCACCGAATTTAAATAATGGTTTTTTAGGTTTTGGGGTATAGAAAAATCTGAAGTATTTGCAACTGGTCTAACTTCATCAGCAATAAGATGATCAACAAATCCTTTTTCGTATGCGACCTGTCCATTCATCCACGTTTCAGCAGCCAGCATTTTTGCCAACTCATCTTCATTGATGCCGGTTTTTTCATGATAAATATTGATTAATATGTCTTCCAAGTCGTCCAGCGTATCTGCATTATCCCTTAAATATGTAGCATCGCCCTGGATCTCCACACTAGGCTTATGAATCATCATCATTGCAGATGGGGGCATATGAACAGTACCTGCCATAGCAATGACTGAGGCCATACTAAACGCAATCCCCTCAATGTAAAAATCTACCTCTTTATCAATATTTTTTAATGAGTTGTACATTGCTAGCCCTTCTTGAATACTTCCTCCAGGGCTATGTATACGCACTTTAATTTTATTGGTAGACGCACTATAAACCTGCCGCAATACAGACTCAGCATCTAGACCATCCCACCAATCACCGATTTCCCCGAACAGCCACAGCTCTCCATTATCGTTAATCATATTTTTTTGGCTGCTACTCGACATAGCCATATTAGTCGGCGTTACTATCTGTTGACTATTCATCTTCAGTACCCCTCTCTTGATTTAGCTGACCGGCTTTACTGGTTTTTTTCCCGTCAATATCTAAAATTAACCCTTGACTGCGAACAAATTCAATATCTTCTGCTAGCTCTTTAATAACAGCGTGAGGATCGTTGATGCCGCGCTCTCTCATAGCGCCAGACAGTGAATTTAAGCCTGATCTAACCTCATCGATTATCGCGGGCATCTCGTTTTTAGGATCGAGAATTTCGCGTTTTGGCAATGTCCATTCAATAGTTGCACCGTCAATGTCATAACCACGCATCATTGCAGCCTCAATAAACCATTGTTTAAATTTATTGCCAAATTTTGGCAAAAACATTAACTTCCGCAACCGATCGACATTTGCATACATTTGTATCCGCGCCATCTTGCCACTCGCGAAATTCGCTTTGCTGAAATCACCGGTGAGCGATTCGTATGTAATTTCGTACGCAGACGCGATGATATGCTGTTCGCCCGTGACAAACTCGCCTTGCCCGCTCACCGATGGCGGGTTGCTAAATACAATGCGCTCTTCACCGTTTAATTTTGCGAGTATTCCAGGATGCAAATGCGTGGGAAGCTTGTCCCCTTTCTGCTCACCCGATTCTGAATAGATAACACCACCAAACAACGCGGCAACTTTCTGCTGCTCGACACGGGCATCTTGAAAATTATCGAGACTCATCAGACGCATAAATGCAGAAACGCCGGTGGGAATACCTCTAACTTGCCCCGGCCTCAGCACACGATAAAGGTGCATGTAATCATCTGCATTTTTTAAACTACTATTTGACGATAAGCCGTAGCTACGGCTATCGCCGGGATGATCGTTAAACATCCAGTAATGACTAGGCTTGCCATTGCTGAACTCAACACCCATGACCGCTTTTGACGAAATACCCGATAAAGCGCCGTCCCTCATGTGATCAATATAGTCACCCTCCAGAATTTGCAGCTCAAGTGGTACGGGTAGATTTTTGTTAGCAGTAATCCGTCTAGAAATTATCGATTCCCCACCCTCTATCATTGATTCAATAGCCAACGATTGGATACCAAAGAAATCTAAGCCGCCGTGATAATCAACAATTGATTGCACATAATCAGTCAGCAGGCTTTTAGCGAGCGCCTCTTTTCGTTTGCTCTTGTGTTTAATTATGGGTCGAATGCCGGTGCCCACTGTATTCGCTGCCAATGTTCTACATGCTATGTCTGCGTACGGGTTGTTGCGCCGGAACTCACGAGCGTTATCGCGAAGACGCACAAGACCAACTCTATTTTCTGAATTCTGGCCCGTTGATCGAGATCGAACTGAGCGAGGACCGCCGCCAGCGGCGTCATAGCCATTAAGGTACTCACGCGCGACGCGACGTTTGACTGCGTATATCGGCGCTACTACTGCAATAAGTTGATCGGCCCAGCTCATTGAAAACCTCTAGAGATCTCAGGCTTAAAATGCTCACGTTCTTTATCGCCGATACTTCGCCGGGCTTCTTCGATAAGCTGACGCATCTCTGACATGCTATTAAATACAGTTTTGCGGTCACGGTAATGTATTTCTTTAATACCACTTTTGTAATTTTTTTCCAACTCAGCTAATTCTTCTGCTGTCCAGCTCATTAACGTCTCCAGTAGTCGGGAGTATAGCGATCATCGATATCGGCAGATTCTGACGAACGCAACTCATAATCTTTAATTTCGTCTAATTTTTGTAACCACTGCACCTCTGATAACGTGTCACTTTTTTGCGATCTCGCTGCATGCAACGAATAAACCTCGCAATCCCACGCCTCGTTAGGCTTTCCGGGGTCTTTCTCCCAGTCAAAATATCCGCCCTTAGGTACCCTAGACTCACTAGTCATTTGCTCATAATAACCAGCTGGAACGCCGACGCAGAAATGAAATTTACCCGGACCAAAACCCTCCAGCGTCATACGAGACGACAGCAGATCCTTGGCTTTGTGAGTGCCGATGTTGAAAACTCGCAAGTTGAATTTTTTTCTCGCTTTCGATTTTTTCTTACGCTTGGCTTTAGGGTCTCGATCGTCTAGGTCTCGGTTTGGATCAATGTAGATTTCAGCATCGCGAGAATTAGAACCCTTACCCGGCAAGATATCGATTTTTTTGTATTTCTTTTTTAGCAATCTAGCGAAGGCATACGTTGCATCTGATGTCTGACCATCTGATGTATCGATAGTTACCGCAGAAATACGCAACTTCCCGCCTAGAGGGTGATCAAAAAGAGTACTAAATATCTGCTCCTCCAGCTCTTTGTAAGCTGGGTCGGAAACATCTTTTAACGAATTTTCTGCATAGACAACGTGATAACGTATCAACCACGACTCTTCGCCAATACCGTAACCACGAATAATAAATTCAAATCGGTCATGCTGAACATCAATACCAGCAGTTAATAAAATTGCGCCTTCTGGCACAGATCCATGCTGATGCTGCCCATACCGATCATTCTCGGCTTTGTCACGCAGAGCGTCAGCATCGACACTGCCATCGTCATATGAATAAGTCTTGCCTAACTTTTGATTTTTAAAAACGATCATTTTTGACTCATCACCAATCGATGAGTAATGAACAGCGTCTAAATAAGAAATAACTAAATCAGATAATGATGAGCCGGCAATACAAACATACAGCTCCGACAGATCCATAAACCCCACCGCTTTTAAATACGGCTTTGTGGCAACCCAGCCCGCCAACTCATCACCAGCAGCATCAGCATTAAATGCCGTGCTGCGGATATTTTTCTTGCGCTGCTCATCATCCCAGTCGACATTGCAGTGTGGGCACCTGTATATTGCTGTCTCGGGTTTAGAAAAGCCAAAAATATCATGCTTTTCTTGTAGAATCTCCCCCGTTTTAACGTCAACTTCAAGAGCGCTTTGGTCTTTACCGTCCCAAAAAACATTGTCAAAACTCAGCACATGTGGAACACCGCAGCTGTGACATACAACTGGTAAAACGCAGCGGTTAGATGTGTCCAGCATCTTCTGTGTTTTTGAATACCCCTGAACAGCTGGAGTTCCACCAACAACCATTTTTTTTTGGGATGCACGCTTAATGCGCTCTCGTGCATTCGATATGGCATCACCCTGCCCCTTAATATCATCAGCAGTATCGTCAGGCTCTTCGAGTAAAATTGTGCCTACAGATGATGTTGACTTAACGTTGCCGGGCGAATTTGAACCAACGAGTTTTAGAAAACCATCAACGAACTTTTTTAAATCCCATCGTTGCCCTGGCTTCCTTCCGGGATTTGGGTCGATCTTGCCGTCAAGACATGGATTGCACTTGGCCACAGCCAATAACTTCTCATCGTGAAATGCCTTACCGTCTTTTTCTTTTGCAAAAATCACCATCATTGCCGATGGATCTAAGTTAATTTTGTAGCAAATAAAGCCAATCAAAAAATAGGTCCAACCTATTTGACTTGCCTTCATTAAAACAATCTCCTCGTATTTTTCGTTGCTGAGCACATTAGCAACACCTAAAAAATACGGGGTATTTTCAAACGAATACTGAGTAATAACGCCGCAAGCCTCCGGCGGCAAGTAGTAATTATCCTCTAGCCAACTCGACAGCTTTACGGGCCGGGGAGGGTCAAACCTCTTCGCCGCTTCCGACAATATCCTTGCTAAGTTTTTGCGAATACTGCTGTATTCGCTCAATAACAGATCCTGCATGCCGCTTCACACTGTCAGCGCTGATCTTGATGCCGTCTTTTGAATCGAGTTCGCTAGCAAATTTTTTAAACTCATCAATTATCGCTTTATTAGTAAATACGCACCATTCACCGATGACTTCGGCGCACGCGTCAGCAAGAACTAAGCTGTTCAATTTTTCATGATAGTCAAGACGCATCAGCGCTGTTTTAATTTGTGACTCTTCAGTACGCGCCGCTGTCAACGATTGCTGCTCATCCTCCCCACCTCGCCCTGCGGCAACATCCCTTAGGCTACTTGAGTACTCCAATAGCCACTGGGCGTACGTTCCGCCTCGTGTCAACACACCACGACTAACATAATCAGAAATGGCAGGCTGCGTAACACCCACCATTCGGCCAAATGCCTTTTGAGTTGCTTTCTGATTGAGCGCTTCTAGCGGGCTCATAAAAATTATTATAACCCCCTTATGATTTAACTCACTGCGCGTAATCTGCGGGTTCCAGCACCGTATGTGAGCAATTTGAAAAAGAACCTAACCCAGGGGGGGGTGGAGTGACATTAGGGCTTATACACAAGCTCAGGCTCGTCTGACGATGACCTGCTGTCAATCAGCAACGGTTGCGACCACTCTGCATGACTGCCATCTTGCGCATCGACAGTGAGAATGATCGTGTATTGCTCGTTTCGATTAACATCAATCTCGTCATCAATGATTGCAACATAATCGCCATCGCTGCCTTGCCAATAGTTTAGCGGCAACGGCTCAGAGTAACCGGGGATTGCCGCACCTGCGGCATCCACAATCGTATAGCTAACAACCGCATCGTTAACTGCCGACTGTCCTAGTCCTGATCGCAGACCCTTAAGCAGCAGCGCCATCGTATTGTTATCGAAAAACACCAGCGTATTATTAGATCTGCGACGGGAATACGGGAGCATATAGATCTGACCAATAAGAAAGTCTACGCCTACATAGGGTCTGACCCCTACAACCGCCTCAAAACGTAGCGGATTTGATAGCTGTACGCGCGGCACTGTTGATGCAGTTGATGAAATAGTTGACGGATTCGTTAACTGCATTAGACATCCTCCGCTCGAAACACCAAATCGTTCATCACAAATGACCCAGCAATATCTCCAGAGAGAACCCCCGTTGAGCTATCGAATGACAGACCCTCTTGCAACTGCCCTGAATGCAAATAAATGTTGCGGCGAGTAGTATTGAATTCGTTCGGATATGTGAAATATTGCTTTATGTTCCAGCTCCAAGCGCCAGCGGTCGTAATAGTTTGTGCCGGCAGAACGACATGTCGTGCCGCTTGCCTAACGAGTCCGTGATTAGTGCCATTGCTAGCAATAATATACGTTTCACTAGTGCCTACTGCTAGATCATTGACAGATATAGTGTTTACGCCCTGAGCGAGCACTTGCTCTGATGCGTCTGTCAGCATCTCAGAAACGCTAGGCGTAGGGCCCTGCTTAGTGAGCACATAAATAACGCCCGCAGAATCTGCTGAGAGCGAAATGTCAGCGCTATCAGCACGGCGTGTAACCACGGCACTTCGAGTATCGATAAAGGGCGGCTGATTTGATACAGCAGTTACAGTGATTGTAACCGATGCCGATGCTTCTCTACTCTCGCCATTGCTCTCTGTGTAGCGTGCCGTAACTGTAGCAGTAATTGTACCTACATCTAAAGCAGCCGCTCCAACAACAATGCTATTGCCTGAAATCTCAAGATCATTCCCACTAATTAGCAACTCAGTTGCATTAGTGTAAACAACCGCCGAAATTATAGCGCCGGGAGCATTAGCCGGTGAGTTTTCCGCAAATGTTTCACTAATTGACTGAATTGTGGGTTGTGCCGCCTCATTGACGTTAGTCACTGTTACAGAGACCGACTCAGTTACTAAATCACCAGCAGCATCTGGCGAAATAATATCAACGTTATATACATTATCGACATCACTATCAGCGGGAACCTCGAAATCAACTGCATCTAAAAACGATAAATTTGCTCGCCCGTTTTCAACAGGTGACAACTGAAATTGGGTGGCATCAGCACCCCCAATGTATGGTGAAACTGTATCAAACCCAGAAAAAATGACAGGCAAATTGAATGATGAATTTTCGGCAACAGAGATAGTGTTTTGAACATTAATGCTGGGCGCAGCTGCTGATATATCAAACGTAGCCACCGATTCTGTCGACCATCCACCACCCGCCGCCTGTGCCGTGTCGGGATCATAAACAACTGAGCCTATAGTTCCTGTATTTCCAACATCGCGTATTGACGTTACTACACCTGCGGCATCAACGTCAAAATCAGTGATAGTTAATCCGTAAACGTAAGCACGCATGCCGATAGCAGCATCACCAATATCGTTAAACACAGAATTGACGGGCAAAGACCCAGCAACACCCTCAACAACAAAGCTGCGAGTTGGCGGCGATATTTGTTGAGAAATTGTCGAT